TACAATATCACAATTATGGGAATTATATAAAATACGAAAACAAGTATTGACTAATGTATTTCATAGACTAAAATAACAATAAACATAAGCCCTAGCCTTATAAGCTGGGGTTTTCTTTTTGAAAAGGCTTAATATGATTTTTGATGAACAGATAAAAAGAAAACCAGATTTATATCCATGGACACAAGATTTTATAAAAGCAATGCATAATGGATTCTGGACTGTGGATTTGTTCTCTTTTCAATCAGATTTACATGATTTTAAGGTTAACCTAACAGATGAAGAAAAAGAGATTATTGTAAGATCTCTAGCAACAATTGGTCAATTAGAAATTTCTGTAAAGAAGTTTTGGGCAAAAATTGGAGACAACTTACCGCACCCAAGTATTAATGATATGGGTTATGTAATGGCAAACACTGAAGTAATTCATGGCGATGCTTACGAGAGGTTGCTTGAGGTTCTCGGAATAGAGAATGCTTTTGATGAAATATTAAAGCTTGATATAGTTAAGGGTAGAGTAAACTATCTAAGAAAACATTTGCATAAATTTCATTCTGATAACAAAAAGCAGTTCATATATTCTTTGATTTTATTTACTCTCTTTGTAGAAAACATAGCTTTGTTTTCACAGTTCTATACGATATCATACTTCGGTAGGTTTAAAAACCTACTTAAAGATACGAATAAACAAATAGAATATACTTCTCGCGAAGAGAATCTTCATGCGATCATTGGTATAAAGCTTATCAATACAATAAAAGAAGAGTGTCCAGAATTATTTGATGAAGAGCTTGAGGAAAAGATAAAACATGAGTCTTTTGAGGCGATCAAGCATGAAGAAAAAATTATCGATTGGATTTTAGGTGGTTATTCCACGGATAACCTTAATAACCATATTCTACAACAATTCATTAGAAGTAGAATGAATGACTCTCTAGTGAAGATAGGATATTCGCCAATATTTGAAATTGAGCAAGAAATTTTAAATAAAACAAAGTGGTTCGATGAGCAAATTATTGGAAATAATCAATCTGATTTCTTCCATTCAAGACCAACAGAATATAGTAAAAACGACAAAAACTTTGATGAAATATGGTGATAAAATATGCAAGACTATTATTGGTTAAATGAAGACAGTAGAACATTTCTTGATAGAGGTTATTTAAGCGGACAAACGGCTGAGCAAAGAATTGAGGAGATAGCAGAAGCTGCTGAAAAAATATTATTAATACCAGGATTTTCCAACAAATTCCAGTCCTACATGGCCAAAGGATTTTATTCACTGTCAACACCCGTTTGGACTAATTTTGGAAATAGCAGAGGTTTGCCAGTTTCATGTTATGGGTCATATGTCGGAGATAAAATGTCATATATCTTGGATAAAGTATCTGAGGTTGGCATGATGTCAAAAGTTGGCGGTGGAACTTCTGCTTATTTTGGTGACATTAGACCTAGAGGCTCTAAGATCAGCGTCGGTGGCGAATCTAGTGGTCCAGTTCACTTTATGCGATTGTTCGACACCGTAACCAACGTAGTGAACCAAGGGTCAGCAAGAAGAGGTTCATTTGCAGCCTATCTTCCTATCGACCACCCAGACATTGAAGAGTTTTTAAAGATAAGATCTGAGGGCGATCAAATTCAAGAGATGTCGTTTGGCGTTTGTGTATCAGATGACTTTATGACGAAAATGGTCGATGGCGACAGCAGTAAAAGAAGAATATGGTCTAAAGTTATTCAGAGAAGGTGTGAAACTGGATATCCATATATATTCTTTTCAGATAATGTTAACAACAATGCGCCACAAGCATACAAAGAATTTGGAATGAAAATCCATGCATCAAACTTATGCTCTGAAATTTGCTTGTCGTCAGATACTTATGAGTCATTCGTCTGCGTTCTTTCGTCATTGAATCTATTACATTGGGATGAAATAGTCAAAACTGATGCTATTGAGACGATGATCTATTTTCTAGATGCAGTAAATGAAGAGTTTATTAGAAAATCAAGCGGTATTAGATTTATGGAGGCCGCAAGAAAATTTGCTCTCTCTCAAAGAGCTTTGGGTATGGGCGTACTTGGATGGCATTCATTACTTCAATCGAAAATGATTTCATTTGAGTCAATGCAAGCAAAGTTTTTGAATACTAGTATTTGGTCTACAATAAAGCAAAGATCTGATGAAGCAACAAAACAGTTGGCTTATGAATATGGACCAGCACCATTACAAGATTGTATGGAATTTGAATCAAATATAAGAAATACAACTAGATTAGCTGTTGCACCGACAACATCAAGTTCATTTATTCTCGGACAAGTTAGTCAATCTATAGAGCCTTTAAATTCAAACTACTTTGTTAAAAGACTTGCTAAGGGTAACTTCACATACAGAAATCCTTACCTTTCTGCTTTACTGCAGACGTATAATAAGAACACAGATGATGTGTGGAAATCTATTTTAGAAAAAGGTGGTTCAGTACAACATCTAGACTTTTTATCAAATGATGAAAAAGATGTATTTAAAACATTTGGCGAAATATCCCAAAAGGAAATCGTTATACAAGCCGCTTCACGACAAAAATATATTGATCAAAGTCAATCTCTTAATCTTATGATTCCTCCTACAACATCACCGAAAGATGTAAACTCGTTATTAATTGATGGATGGAGGATGGGAATAAAGACGTTTTATTATCAGCGTAGTGCAAATCCAGCACAAGAATTAGCAAGAAATATTTTATCATGTACTTCATGTGAGAGCTAAAATGCCAAGAAGAAAACCAAGACAATCACAAAATAGACAACCAAATCCTATTAAGAAACAGCCAAAGGCACAAAAAAATCATGAAAAACCAAGAATAAAAATTGAAGCAGCTACAGACAATCAAGACTGTTATGTAAATTCTATAGAAAATTTTGATATAACATTTTGCACTGGACCAGCAGGTTCTGGTAAGAGTTATATAGCCGCTGGACTATCAGCTAAGTATTTACTAGAAGGTAAATATGAGCAGCTTATCGTAAGTAGACCGCTAGTATGCACTGGTAAAGATATTGGTTCATTACCTGGCGAACTTTCTGATAAGATCGGTCCATATCTTGGACCTATTCAAGAGAACTTGAGAAAGTTTCTTGGTCCTTATTTCGGTCTTTTCTTGAATGACAAAAAAATAAGATTTGAACCTCTTGAGTTAATGAGAGGCTATACATTCGACAATTCTATTATGATTCTTGACGAAGCACAGAATTGTACTGCGGAACAAATAAAAATGTTCGTAACTAGGCTCGGAAAAAATTCAAAGGTTATAATTAATGGCGACGTGAAGCAGACGGATTTGTCCAAAAAAAGCGGCCTTGAATTTATTATTGACAGAGCTAAAAAAGTTGATGATATAGCAATCATAAGATTAACATATGATGATATTCAAAGGAATGATTTAGTTTATCAATTTCTGAGGGCTGTTGAAGAATGATTTACACTTACCAATGCTATGATTGTGGACACAAATTTGACGTGGAGCAATCTATAAAAGATAAGCCGCTAAAAAAATGTTTAAATCCAAAATGCAAGCATCTTTCTATTGAGAGGGTTATCTACGCACCGTTAGCGTTTGTCAAACAAAGCCCAACAACACTCGGTCAGCTAGCTGACAGAAACTCAAAAAAACTTGGTAAATATGAAGTTTCTGAGCGAGATGCAAAAAAGAAAGAAGACTCTAAAGTGGCAATGGCTGAAGCCAAGGCGGAAATGAAAAAACTATCAAAATTAACAGAATCACAAAAAGCTAGATATATAGAGGATGGAAAAATATGACAGAAGAAAACAAGCCCAAAAAAAGAAAATTGACAGTATCTGAAAAGTTTTACATAAAATCTCATAGACACATGACGGCTCAAGAGTTATCAATGTCTATGCACATACCATCAGCATTAATAAAGATTGAGTTAGCAGCGTTAGTGAGGGAAGATAAAGCTGCTGAGAAGGCTGAAAAAGAAGCTGCTGAAAAAAAGAAGCAGCTTGATGAATCAACAATTAAAGCTAAAAATCTCTTTATTAGAAATAAGAAAAGGGGTGTTACAGTAATGACCCCAGAGTCATCCCAACTAGGAGAGGGTATCGCTAAAAATGCCAAGAAAATCCCAAGATCAGAAGAGTTCATCCACAGAATCGAATAAATATAAATCGATATATCGAGAAGGCTATGTGACAGAGGCTTGCTACATAGTGGAACTACTCTTCAATAAAAGGTCTGAAATTTTTAATTCTGGTAGATATCCAGAAAGCTTTTGGAACACAAAAGAATATAAAGGTCAGTTCACTGGGCAAATAATACAAGCAAATAAATTATTGAAAAAATATTCTGGATTGTCTATTATATCAGCGATAAAGTCTCCAAAAGCAAAGGGCGTTATAAAACTTCAAGACTCAAAGTTAATACCAATTATAGAAGAGTTTGAAAGAAATAAAGTTGACACAGAGATATTGCATACAGAAGAGTTGAAAAAAGAAATAGCAAAACCATTTGGCAATAGAACAAACAGATTGGCTGATTTATGAAAGATAAAAAAAGAGTTGACCTAAGTTCTTTAAAAAATATACAAAAAGAATTTGGTAAAGTTATTTCTCTGGGAATAGAACTCGTTGAAGCGAAAAGTAAATTAAAGACATTGAATGTTAGTCCAAGTTTAGATTTGGCGTTGAATGGTGGTCTGAGCGAAGGAACTTGGAACATTTTTTCTGGAGAGCCAAAAACTGGTAAGACGAGTACATGTCTACAAATTTGCAAAAACGCTATAGATGAAGATAGACCTGTTATTTATCTTGACGCTGAAAGCAGATTGAAAAAGTATAACCTTACTGGCATAAATGGTCTTGATTTAACAAAGATTCAAATCATTCACTCTCCAGATGGAGGCAAGCAACTTTCTGCAGAAGAGTTCTTAAAAATTCTTGAGTCTGTTATGTCTTTACCTGAAAATAAAGGTGCTGTATGTGTGATCGATTCTATGTCTTCGCTTGTGCCACAAGTCGAATTAGAGGAAGATCCGTCAGCGACACTGCGAGCAAGCTTGCCAAAGCTTTTATCGCACTGGATCAAAAAGAACGCACAAAGAGTGTCAATGAATAAATTGATAATGTTGTTGATAACACACTATATAACAAATACAAGTGGTTATGGCAAGTTAAAAAATCCAGATGGAGGTGTAATGCTTCAATATCAAGCTGACTCACGATTAGATGTCGGTAAGGTTGAGCCATGGGAAGAAGATGGTAAAAAGATTGGGCAAATAGTTACATGGAAAATATCTTGTTCATCTCTTGGAGCCTCAGGAACTGAGTGTACTTCATACATAAGATACGGTAAAGGAATAGACAAAAACAAAGAGGTTATAGAGCTAGCAGAAGCATTATCTGTAATTGATAAAGCTGGAGCTTGGTATTCTATCCCATTTTTAGCTGGATCGAAAGAATTTCCAGAAGCACCAAAATTTCAAGGTCAGTCAAAACTATATGCATTTCTTGAACAAAGACCAGAAGTTTTTTCTGTAATACTTGAGAAAGTAAAAGCACTAATAGCATGAATATTATTGGGTTTGATGGAAAAATATATAAGTTTAATTACATAAAAAATAAATCAAGAAAGCATAGATCCGGAAAATCCTCTTACCATCTCTTGGCAAGAGAGATTATTTTGAAGGTCTATCCATCATACCAATTTTATGAGGAAGTAACGCTCCCCGGATCAAAAAAACCAGCTAGAAAAAATCTACTCTATGCTGACTTTTTTATCCCAGAGATTATGACTATAATTGAGGTGCATGGCGAGCAACACTACAAATTCTGCCCTATCTTCCACAAAGATAAGATGGCTTTTTTCAAAGGTCTGGTCAGAGATAAAGATAAAAAAGAGTGGTGTGAAATAAACAATATAAAGTACATAGAGTTAAAATATAATGAGAAAGACATATGGGAATCGATAATATCATTAAAGAGTTAGAAGTAACTGATAACTTTGACAAATGGCTTTCTGACTTATGCTCAGCTAACAATATCCCTTACTGCAATTGGGACGATAGCTATGATAGAATATTGCACTTGCCATATGAAGAAATTGTAACCTTATCGTCTGAAGAATGTTTTACCTACGCAACGCTGATGGTAAACTACTCTAGTTATTTACAAAAACAAGCTGATAGATGCAAGTCTATGGTTACTTATGTAACAGCATTAATGGACAGAGAACTATCAAAAGTTTGGTCAAATTATGATAAATATATGCCAGCAGAAATAAAAAGGCAAGCAATCATTAACGACAATAGCTATCTAACGATGCTAGAAAAATGTAAGGTTAGATTATCAACATATGAAAACGTAGTTAATACAGCAATATCTGACACAAAAAGAAGATCGTCAATATTTCAAGATTTTGGAAAGAGAAAACAATGGAATTAACAGAAATAATAAATGAAATGATAGGCACTTTGAAATCTATTGAAGTGAAACTAAAAGATCTTTCAAATGAGTTACGTAAGTCTTTATCTTCTATGTCTCAAACCAGTCCAATCGCCGTAAATACAGTAAAGAAAAAAACTGACTTTGAAAAATTTGACTTCACTATGAAGAAGAATCAACCGAGACCATTGTTGGCTTTTCCAGAAAAAAATACCACCAAAAAAAGAGGTAGAAAGCCAAAGTCTAAGGCGAATAAGTTCGTAGATGACGGTCTTGATGTTTCTAAGGAGGAAGTTGGTTATGATCAGATCCAAGACAACAACCAATCAGTTAAGAGAAATAGGCGTGAGCCATTTAAGCTAGCCTCTTGTATTTGTGAGGAATGTAAAAAAACTTTTGAGGTAAACCCAGTCTTCAAAAGAGATTACTACGTTTGTGATTCTTGTATATCAAAGAAAGCCGGTAAAACATGAGTAAACCATCATCTTTATCAAATCCAGCAGCAGAAAGACTTGTTTTGTCTGGGGTGTGTCAGTATGGAGAAGACGCTTGGATTGATGTAGAGAGTTTATTAGAAGAAAGAACATTTACCGTAGACATAAATAAAGTTTTATATAGCTGCATAAAACATGCATTATCAAATAAGTCAAAAATAGATTTGTCCACAATTTTATCTTCAGCACAAAGCTTGTCACTAAATGAGATAGTCAATATTCCAGAGAATTTGCGGCATCTCAATGGATTGTTTTCGTCAAAAATTAAACTTGAAAATGTAAGACCTCAAGCACAAAAAATAAAAAGACTTCAGTTCGGAAGAGAACTACAAGAAGAGCTTCGAAATATTTATAGAAGTATTGATGGAATTTCTGGAGACGAAAGCTTAAATGCAATATTAGCAATTGCAGAAAAGCCAATAGAAGATATTTGCCTCTCATATATGAGAGAAGATGAGTCCTCACCAGTAAAAATTGGCGATTCGCTTGATGAATATTTCAAACATATACAAGAAAATAAGGGTAAAAGTCTTGGGATACCAAGTGGTTATCCATCTTATGATGCTGCTATTGGTGGTGGTTTTCGGCGCAAATGTGTCGATTTAATCTCGGCAAGGCCCAAAATCGGCAAGAGTTGCATCGCTGATAATATAGCTTTGCATATAGCGTCAACAAAAGACATTCCAGTGTTGATGCTCGATACAGAAATGAGCACTGAGGATCATTGGAATAGATTATTAGCTAATATCAGCGGTGTTAAAATTAACGATATTGCTTCCGGTGAGTTTGCTAAAAATCCAAATCATTATGATAAAGTTTCATCTGCTGTCTCCAAGCTTAAAAGCATACCGTATCACTATATGAGTATTGCTGGAAAACCATTTGAAGAGACTCTATCAATAGCTAGAAGATGGCTGCTTAAACACGTCGGGTATGATGAAAATGGAAGACTAAAAGATTGTTTAATTATTTACGATTATCTAAAGCTTATGACTTCTGAAAGCATTAGTAATAATCTTGCAGAATTTCAAGTTCTTGGTTTTCAGATCACAAGTCTACATAATTTTTGCGTCGAAAATGACTGCCCTTGTTTGTCTTTTGTGCAATTAAATAGAGATGGTATCACAAAAGAATCAACTGACGCGGTATCTGGATCTGACAGATTGATTTGGCTTTGCACATCATTTACAATCTTCAAAGAAAAAACAGAAGAAGAAAAAGCTGCTGATGGTGGCCCAAAAAATGGAAACAGAAAGCTTGTTCCAATTGTCGCTAGACATGGACCTGGAATTGAAGACAATGGATACATCTGTCTAAATATGAATGGTTCATTAGCTAGAATTGAAGAAATAGGGACGATAAGAAAGATAAAGAAGAATGAAAAATGTAGAGAAAAAGGAATCCCAGACGCAGAAGATGTTCGATCTGAAGATGAAGGTTCTGACGAGGATTTCTGATTTACTAGATTACTTTAATGTAGACTATTCAGATGCTGGGCCAATTCTTGTTGGCCCATGCCCAATTCATGATGGAGATAATGAATCCGCATGGAATATAAATGTTGATGAGAATAGTAGGCATTATGGTCTTTGGTTCTGCAATACAAAACATTGTCATAAAACAAAGGGCCATGACATAATATCGTTTGTGAATTTACTTTTGGATAAGTCTCTAAATAAGCAACACTCATTTAGAGAGGTTATTCATTTTCTTGAAAAATTCACTAAGGGAGTTCAAGCAAGAAAATTTACTTATAGCAAAGATGCATATTTAGATCTGCTTGAAAAAACAAAGTCTATAAAAAAGACAAAGTTTACAAAATTGGATGTTCGTAAAAGATTAAAAATACCGTCCCAGTATTACATAAATAGAGGATTTGATCCAAAAATACTTGACGAGTTCGATATTGGACTTTGCGTAGATCCACAGTCGCAGTTTTATAATAGAGTTGTTTTTCCAGTATATGATGAAGATGACAATTATTTAGTTGGTTGTGTTGGTAGAACAATAGGAAAAGCAGATCCAAAATGGATAAATAAAAAAGGATTCAATAAAGCCAACCATCTTTATAATTATGGTAAAGCTATAAAATATATAGAAAAAACTGGTACAATCATTCTTGTCGAAGGGCAAGGTGATGTATTAAGATTATGGGAATCTGGAATCAAAAACTGTGTCGGAATATTTGGTTCTCACCTTAGTGATTCGCAAGAGTTTTTACTACAAAGGACTGGTGCTGTAAACATTGTTATTTTAACTGACAATGATGATGCCGGTGAAACATGTAGATCTGAGATTAAAGACAGACTGAATAATTTCTTCAATATAATTAGCTTGAAGCCAGAAAAGAAGGATGTTGGAGAAATGACTGTAGAAGAAATAAATGAAAAAATTAAACCAAAATTGGAAGGATTAATATGACTACAATAATTGCTTTATCTGGACGAAAACAATCTGGAAAAACAACTCTATCAAATTATCTTCATGGAAATGAAATGAAGAAGCATGGAGTTATCGACAAATTCTTTATTTCTCCAGAAGGTAAACTTGTAGTCAATTGCACGTTTACCGATGTAGATTCTGGAAAAGACTTCGAAGATATGGGCGTTCTTGACTTGTATCAGCAGACAGAAGAATTCTATAGATATGCCGAGAATAGAATTTGGCCATTAGCTAAGTCTTATAACTTTGCTGATTCTTTAAAAGAATTATGTGTTGGATTATTTAATATTCCATATGAGTGTGTGCATGGAACAGATGAGCAAAAGAATCAACTGCAAGAGCATTTAAGATGGGAAAATATGCCTGGTATTATCACCCACAAAATGGTATCTTCTTTTATGGTTGGTTTAAACCCACCAATTAAAACTCCAAATGACTATATTGAATATGATAAAGATTTTACTGATGTGTTTAACTTTATTATGCACGAACCTGGACCAATGACGGCTCGTGAATTTATGCAGTTTTTTGGAACAGAAGTTTGTAGAAGAATTTATTCAAATATTTGGATTGACAACTGCATTAAAAGAATAATGGCTGATGGATCTCCGATTGCAGTTATTGGCGATTGTAGATTCTTAAATGAAGTTGAGGCTATTAAAAAAGCCGGTGGAAAAGTAATACGATTAACTAGATCTATCGATGAATCAAATCATAAGAGTGAAATAGATCTAGATAACTATACAAACTTTGACGCTATTATAGACAATCGCAACATGTCAATTGATCAATCTTGCGAAGAGTTTATGAAGATCTTAACAAAGATGAATATTACAACTAAAGCAAGAACATTTGGCAAATATACTGTGAGTGTAAAATGATTATATGCTATCATAGAAGTTCATCATTGTCCAGCCTTGAAATGTGCGAAATGAAATATTTTTTCACATACGTGCTTGGCATGAAAGATAAGCCAAACAAAAAAGCCATGATGGGGACGATAGTCCATCGAGCTATGCAAATACTAGCCGACAAAAAGCTAGCACAAAAAAACAATAAAAGAAAGTTGAAGAATGATGATATACAAGATCTAACATTCGCTCAATGTGATGATATTGAATATATCACGACGCTAGCGTATAACTACTACACCCCAACAGAACCTGAGCTTTCCTTTACTGCACTTGACCTAAAGACTTGTGTGTCTTGGGTTTATAAATGTTTGGCATATAAGAATGGTGAGCTTGATCCAAGAAATCAGAATGTATATGCCACAGAGAAGTTCTTTGATTTTGAGATTAAAAAGGACTGGGCAAAATACAAATATCAAGTAAAAGGACAAGATATTGAAGGATACCTATCGATAAAAGGCACTATCGATCTAATAATCCAAGAAGACGAAAACTACTTTCAAATACTCGACTACAAAACAGGTCAAAGAAAAAATTGGGCTACAGGTAAAGAAAAAACCTATGAAGATCTTCAAAAAGACACTCAACTGTTGTTATATTACTATGCTCTCAAGAATCTGTATCCAGATGCTTCATTTTATGTTAGCATCTATTATATTAATGACGGCGGTATATTTGACTTTGCATTTGATGAATCAGATTATATAAAAGCAGAATCAATTCTTAGACAAAAGTTTGAATATATTAGATCTGTTCAAGTTCCAAAACTTTTATCAAGAGATAATAGCGACTTTAGATGTCAGAGATTGTGTGCGTTTTCTGAGCTAACTGAAAATGGTAAGACTATTTGTCAAAACATGCACTCTGAAATAACTAATGAAGGAATAGAAGTTGTTACAAACAGATATGCAAACTTGAAAAAAATTGACAAATATCAAGACGGTGGTGGAAGAATCGCGAAGGATTAAAATGCTAAGGAATCATTCACATTATTCATTGCTATTATCAACACAAAAACCAAAAGCGATTGCAGCAAAATGCAAAAGTCTTGGCTATAACCATGCTGGTATTTGCGACGTTGCAACTATTAGTGGTGTTGTGTCTTTTGTAAAAGCTTGTAAAGAAAAAGAGATTAAGCCAATAATTGGGTCAGAAATTGTTCTAAAAAATGGATCTAGCATTGCCCTTTTCTGTAAAAATAAAGATGCTTGGAATGACTTACTTGTCTTAATTTCCAAGTGCAACGATCCAGAGAATTATGACAATGGTCCAAAGATTTCTCTTGAGGACTTAATATCTACAATAAACACAAAGAATTTTGTTTGTGTTGATGGTTATCTTGGCAGTTTTTTATGTTCTAAAATGATTAGTCCAGAAGTGTATGGATTAACATACCATGAAATACATGATTCATGGTGGGCTGCTAACGGCACAAACTCTTATGATGAAATAAAAAACCATATTGAATATATGAAAAGTTTGTTCAGTGATTCATATTTTGTAGAGGTTGAACAGTCAGAGTCAGAGTCTTTTCAAGTAAACAAGTTTTTGTGTAAAATTCTTACTGATGTATGTCTTGCAACAAATTGCAAGCTTATTCAAAACACATCGAGTTATTACTCTGAAAGAAAAGACGCGATTGATCATAGGGTTGTATTGTCTTCTAAGCTAAAAACAACGCTCAAAAAACTTCAATCAAAAATTGAAGAGTCATTACAGTTCGACCTTTTGAAGTTCATTCGCAGCAACGAACATTATATCAGACAAGTAAATGAAACTGACTTTCTGGACGTATTGTCTCAGATTGAAGATATTAGTATTTTGTCAAATCCAAGGCTTCCAAAGTTTGACTGTCCTCATAACCAGTCCGAAAATGATTATCTTAAAGAGCTGTGTAGGATTGGTTGGAAAAAACTTATTAATACAAAAGTTGATAAGTCAAAACACGAGGAATATAAAAATCGCGTTCTATATGAACTACAAGTAATTCAAGAAGCTAATCTCGCTGGATATTTCTTGATTGTTCAAGATTATGTAAATCACTTTAGAAATATGGGATATCTAATCGGCCCTGGGCGTGGAAGTGGTGCTGGATCTCTTGTGTGCTATTTGATTGGAATCACTCTCGTTGACCCAATACCGTATGGCCTTCTCTTTGAGAGGTTTTACAATAAAGGAAGAAACACAAAAGATCATGTCTCTCTTCCAGATATTGATATTGACTTCCCGCCATCTATTAGAGAAGATGTTATCTTATACATTAAGAATAAATACGGGGAGTCAAGAGTTTGTCAAATGCTAACTTTTGGCAGACTTCAAGGCAGATCTATTTTAAAAGAAGTGTTGAGAGTGAACGAAAGTTGTTCTCCAGACCAGATGAATAAAATAACTAAAGATATTCCAGATGAAGCAGAAATTTCTGACCAGCTAGAGAATATGGAGCACCCATCTATTTTAATGTGGTCTTTGCAAAACATTCCAGAAAAACTTTCGGCGTATTGCTGGATTGATGATTCTGAAAAGCTTCAAGGTGAATATGCGAAAGAATTTGAACAAGCAATGAGGCTTGAAGGCGTTTTTAAGTCACAAGGCAAACATGCTGCTGGTGTAGTTATTTCATCTGAAAAATTAGATAAAGTTTGCCCAATGATAAAACCATCGAGAGGTGATGAAAAAATAGCTGGTATGGAAATGGCTGACCTAGAAGCTATTGGTTGTGTTAAATTTGATATCTTGGGTGTTTCGCTATTAGAGAAAATCCAGATGACTTGCAAAGGAGATGGAGATTATGAGTAAGCCGTTAGTAATTGCTGCAACTGGTCATCGACCAAAATATTGTCCATGTAAATATAAAGAAAATCACCCTTGGTTAAATGACCTAAAAAATAGATTGTATGCCGACTTAGATGTGGGTTATAACAGTGGTCAGATCGACTATCTAATTACTGGGATGGCTATTGGGTTTGATACGTGGATTGCCGAGGTCGCTTTAGAACTGGATATACCAATTCATGCTTATATTCCCTTTACTGGGCAAGAAAGTCAATGGCCAACATCATCAAAAGAAAGATACAAATACATTATTTCTAAATCAGCAAAAGTGATTACTCTTAATACAGAGTATCATCCAAGAGTCTTTACTGAACGAGATAAAGCTATGGTTGATAATGCTGATATGATTATGGCGTTGTTGAATCCAATGGCTGAAGAAGGTGGCACATTTTATACTGTAAAGTATGCAATGTCAAAAAAACTTAAAGTAGAAAATTATTGGAAAGACTAATGAAAAATTTTTTACGTGACATCTTAAATAGATTAAAATATACAAAAAAATCTGTTTTATTTGATAAAACAAAATACTACGAACATTATATAAGTATTACTTTTATGTGCGCAGACATGAAAAAACTATTATGACTAGATTTAAAAGACTAAATGTGCCAGAAATTTTCTTATCAAGATTGAATCTTGTACGTGATGAACTTTTCTTAAAAGACACTCTTGAGCTTAAAAAACACCATGAAAGACTACAAAAAGAATTTATTATTACAGACACAGTTTTTAACAGAGATGGTTTCTATCTAGATAGAAAAACTAATAAGACTTGGGTAGAGTTTAACGGTTCAGCATGGCTTTATTCAAATGTACAATATTTTAATGATCAATTAGAAACTAATTGCGGAAGTAATAGGCTTTCTAACGATAAATTTTTAATGCTGTCTGGTCTTATCTCTAGTAATATTATCAATTATAGAAAACATAAAGATTTATACAGAATGTATTTAATTCAACACGCAAAAAGAGAACTTAGGATTTATTAAAATGAATTACCGCGACTATATTTGTTTTGACTTTGAAACAACTTCTAAATATTCATCAACAACACAACCAGTGCAAATCGCCGCTGTCGTTATTCATGGGAGAAAACTTGAAATCAAAGATGGTACAGAATTCCAGTCTTTGATAAAGCCAATATTCGATGAAGAAGAATGCAAAAGACTTAATTTAGATCCACTCACAGATGATGCTGTTGCAAAGCATGGTAAGACGCGAGAGCTTCTAGAGAATGCACCAAGCCTTAAATCTGTATGGCAAAATTTTACACAATATTGTAAACAATTTAACACTGGAACAAGTAATTTCACAGCTCCAATTGCAACTGGATATAACATAAAGAATTTTGACTTACCGATTGTGCAGAGAATTTGCGCAGAAGAACCATACAAATATGGACCAGTAAACAAAGAAGGTAAGCAGGATATTTTCAGTATTATTACAAGCGTTGATATGTTTGACTTTATGTTCGCTCTTTTTGAGAACAATCCAGATGTTAAGTCATTAAGTGCCGATAATTTAGTCCGTGGATATATGGGTTACAATAAAGGCACTGCACACGATGCTATGTCAGACGTTATGATGACTGCAGAGTTATTCTGCAGGGTGATGAAAATGATGAGAAATACAGCATCTAAGAAAAATTTCAAAGGTGTATTTGCTAATGAGTGATTTTGATATCATTAATTGTGATTATAACGACCCAAATGTGTGGGATATGATTGGGGAAGGTAGAGTTAAAGGCTGCTTTCAAATAGAAAGCTTCTTAGGTAAGAACTGGTGCAAAAAAATCAAACCAAAAAGTATCAACGAGCTTTCTGATTTAATTTCTTTGATTCGCCCTGGCTGCTTGTCAATGGCTCAGATCTATCTTGACAGAAGAGATAAAAAGATAGAAGTGACTAGTTTACATCCACTAATTGATGATATCTTAAAAGAAACTTTTGGAGTAATTGTGTATCAAGAGCAGTCTATGATGATTGCCCAGAAACTAGCTAGATTTACACTTGAACAAGCAGACGATTTAAGAAAAGCTATCGGAAAGAAAAAAGCTGACTTGATGAAAAAAGTCCGAACTCAATTTATTGAAGGATGTGTGGCTAATAATGTTCCAGAGTCAAAAGCTATAGAGATTTTTGATATTATTGAGTTGTCAAATAGGTATTCTTTTAATAAATGTCTAGATCCAACAACAATCGTAGAAACACAAGATGGCTATAAAATGCTATCTGAAGTGCAAATCGGTGATAAAGTTCTTGCACCAAAAAACATGAGTGAAGATCATTATGTAGAAGTTGTTAATAAGTACGACAATGGAGAGAAAGAAGTTTACGAAATTGAGTTAGAAAATGGTGCATCAATAAGATGCACTTTAGACCATGAATTTTTATGTGAAGACGGGCAAAAACACAAGTTGTCAGATATTATTGAAAACAACCTAAGTATAATGGTGTATAATTATTAGCATGACACTAATTATAACTAAGGGCATACATATGATTATAGAAAAAGAAAAATGGGAAAAATGTAGCATATGCAATTCAAGTATAGAATCAATTTCAAGTAAATATGGTGGTGGCGGAACATATAGAACAAAAAGCTTTATAAAACATTTACAGTTAGAGCATAATATTACTATTGATGAATATTTTAACTTTAGTATAATTTGCCCTTGTGGTGTTTGTGGAAAAAAACTTGGAGTAAAATATGTGGGTGCAAATTTTTATTTGAAAATGTATGCGTGTGGTAGAAATAGTGGTGTTTTAAAGTGGTCATTAGAAGCAAAAGAGTCTAGAGCTGGATCAAAAAATCCAATGTATGGTAAAAAACCATGGAATCAATCATTGACAAAAGAGTCATCTGAATCATTAATGATTGTGTCAAAAAAAATGACCGGGAGAGCTATCTCTGATGAAACACGACTAAAACAAAAAGAGTCTGCCAAAAAAAGAAAAATTCATGGTCATACTGGTCATAAACACTCAGAAGAGTGTAAAAACAAATTGAGATTAAATACATTAGATATGATCAAAAATGGAAAATATAATCATATTGATACACTACCCGTCAGAGTATTTCAATCAATTTTAACTAATGAAAATATTTCTTTTGAAAAAGAGAAAATTGTTTCACATTGGTCTTTTGATTTTTATCTATACGACCATGATCTCTATATAGAAATAGATGGTGACTATTTTCACTCAAACCCATTGCTCTATCCAGAAGGCCCAAAAACTAAAACGCAAAAAATAAATAACTATAGAGATAAAAAAAAGAATACCTTTTGTAAAGAAAACAATATTAAATTAATTAGGTTTTGGGAATACGATATATTAAGGAATAAAGAATGCGTCCAGCAAAGGTTGTTAGAATTAATAAAATAGGTAAAATAAAGACTGTTGATATAGAAGTAAATTCTGACGAACATGTTTTTTATGGAAATGGCATAGTAACATCAAATTCTCACGGAGTATGTTATGCGTATAATTCCTACTGGTCAGCTTATCTTAAATATCACAGACCAAGAAAATTCTTAACCAATTGGCTAAAGCTAGCTTGTGAAAAAGTAGAGCCAGACACAGAGGTTAAAGAGAATATCATGTCTGCTAGGATGGAAGACATAAATATATATGGTCCACACTACAAATATCTATCAGATGATTTTTTCTGGGATTCTGAAAACAAAGGTGTTAGATTCGGTGTGTGTAACATAAAGCATGTTGGGAATGCTCATTATGAGCAATTGAGATGTATTCTTAACGACTCAAACCTTAGCATGACATGGGCAGAGTTGTCTTTGGAACTACTAAATATTAATAAAAGATCTATAGAGAATATGATTTCTGTTGGTGTATTTTCTGGGCTTGGAAAAACAAGAACAGAAATGCTCCATGAATACTCGTGCTTACAAGATCTTACAGAAAAAGAAATCGCGGCCATTAAAACAGTCATAAACAAAGATACCTCTATACTTGAAAATATTAACTCATTCATAAAACTTGGAGTTAAGAAGAGCGGCGGATTTATTTCATCTGTTAGCCGACTTTCAAAAATTCAAGATATTGCAACCCGTCTAGCAAACCCAGGAAGGTCGCTGAAGGACAATCCATCTGTATATTCTCGATTAGAATCTGATTTACTTGGCTGTGCAATTCATCATTCAGAATTGTCAGCGTCTGCAGATGCTGGATATGCTGACACAAAATGTTTAGAAATATTAAATGGTAAATTGTCTCAATCCACAATCGCTTCTATAATAAAAAGGATTAAGGTCCACAAAACTAAGAAAGGTGACGATATGTGTTTTCTAACTGTAGAAGATGATACAGCTCAGTTGGAAAATATCGTAGTCTTTCCCGAATTGTACGGGCAAAACAAAGATATAATATATGAAGACGCTACTGTGCTTTTAACTGGTAAAACAGAAGTTAAGGATCAGAGAAAGTCTTTCATTGTAGAAAGTGTATTTTTAATATGAACGTAGAACAAGTAATAAAAGAGCATGTTGGTTTAATTAGAAAATTAGCTAGGTCTTTCTACACTCAGAATAATATCTATTCGATAGAAGACCTTGAGCAAGTTGCTTATATGGCTGTTGTAAAAGGAATGCCAAAATATAAACCAGAATCATCCGCGATAACAACATTTATTACACTTATTGTGCGTAATGATATATTGAAGTTTATCAAGAAACAGAAGATATATAAAGATATAACTCCAGCAGCCAAACAAATTGAGCAAGATGAAGATCCAAACTATATTGACTTTTCAATTGGAGGAAATGTTGAAGATGATGTTCTGCGACTAAAAATAGCTGGATACACTTATAAAGAAATAGCTAAAGAACTATCAATACCACATAGAAAAGTAATGAGAATCGTAAAAAATATTAGGGAATTAAATGAGTAGAAAAAAAGTACTATTCTTAACTGAAGCCAGTTATCTAAATACTGGCTATGCTACTTATGGCAAAAACCTTCTTGACTATTTGTATAGTCTTGATCGCTATGATATAGCTGAATTTTCCATATATGGTAGAGAAGACGACGAAAGACGTAAGCAGATAAAGTGGAAAAACTATCCAAATATTCCAGACTTAAAAAATAAGGATCAAGTCAGCAAATATAATGAATCTCCTATTAACCAATTTGGTGCATGGAGATTTGAAAGAGTTTGCCTAGATTTTAAACCAGACATTGTTTTATCCATCCGAGATTTTTGGATGGATTCTTTTATTTATGAATCGCCGTTTAGAAGAATTTTTAAGTGGGCTTGGATGCCGACAGTCGATGCATCCCCACAAAATCCAGAATGGGTT